TGGTATAACTCCTCCAGCTTTAGGGAGGTATCCATGAAAGTTTATCAGAGCCTATGTAAGCACTGTGGGGTGCCAGTCTTATCAGGAAGAGTTGATAGGTCTTTGCACCCCCAGTGTCACAAAGTGTATCACTCTAACATGCAAAAAGTCTGGTACAATAAAAACCTCTCTAGAGAGAGGGAAAAACGCAGGGCCAGCACCCAAAGATACAGAGAAGAAAAGCCCAAAGGCAGGATGTTATCATCTGCAAAAAACAGGGCAAAAAATGACTCTGTACCCTTTGACCTTGCCTTGGAGGACATTCCAGATTGGGACATCTGCCCAGTGCTTGGGGTAGAAATGAAAAAAGATACACGGTACGCACCTTCGCTTGACAGGATTGTGCCAAGTTTAGGGTATGTGCGAGGTAACATCCAAGTCATCTCCCATAAGGCCAATGCCATGAAGCAGGATGCAACCCAAGAAGAGTTGGAAAGGTTTGCAAAATGGGTTCTAAAGAGTTAAGCAATCTTGTAGAGGACATCTACAGGGTTGTCGAAGGGAAGGGAGGGTGGGATGCAACTGTCACAGAGTTCTTCTCGTCCTCCCTTTCTAGTATCGCAGAAGCTAGGTTTTCTCAGGAGCAAGTCCCCCGAGATTACCTCAGTCTCTCTGGCATAGGCTCACCCTGTGACCGTAGACTGTGGTACAAGATCAACCAAACCGAATCCTCAGAGCCACTCACTGCCGAGGCTCTTGGAACCTTCTTCTACGGAGACTTACTCGAAGCCCTCGTGCTGTCACTGGCAAAGGCAGCAGGACACAACGTCGAAGGTATGCAGGACAAGGTTGAAGTCTTCGGTATCCCCGGCTCTCGTGACGCTGTGATTGATGGGGTGACAGTCGATGTTAAGTCTGCATCCAAGTATGGGTTTGAGAAGTTCCGTAAACACAACCTGCGAGAAGACGATCCCTTCGGGTACATCAGCCAGTTGAGTTCGTATGTCTACGCAGGAAAGGATGATCCTCTGGTGAAGAACAAGACCGAGGGTGCTTTCCTTGTCGTTCAGAAGGACAGGTTCAAACTCTGCTTGGATCGTTACGACTTCACAGAAGAGATTGCCAAGAAGGAAGAAGAGATTGAGAGAGTCAAGAAGCTGGTTGCTGGGTCAATCCCAGAGGATCGTATTCCACCTGTCCCTCAATCTAAGACTTCTGAGAACACGGTGCTCTCTACTACTTGTGGATACTGTGACTTTAGGAAGGTATGTTGGCCAGAAGCCAGAACTTTTCTCTATTCTACCGGACCAGTATTCATGGTTGATGTCGTTAATGAACCCCGAGTGACGGAGTTAATTGAGTGAGTAGAAGACCCAAAGTTTCACCCGAAGCTAGGGGTTACAGGTCGGGCTTGGAGGGCAGAGTTGCTCAACAACTGGAGACACTGGGGATCAAAGTAGAGTATGAAGCCTACAAAATCCCCTATGTCATCCCAGAAAGCTCTCACAAGTACTCACCTGACTTCGTGCTTCCCAATGGGATCATCGTCGAAACCAAGGGGAGGTTTGTTCTGGCAGACAGGAAGAAGCACTTGCTCTTGCAATCCCAGAGACCAGAGTTAGATATTAGGTTTGTGTTCTCCAACAGTTCTGCAAAGATCAACAAGGGATCATCCACCTCTTACGCTGACTGGTGTAACAAGTACGGCTTCATCTTCGCAGACAAACTTATCCCAGAGTCTTGGGTCTCAGAGAAAGGCGACAAGAATGTTCAACTGGCTACGAAAGAAGTTCTCAAAAGAAGAAGAAAAGCCTGACCAAACACTACTCTGGGGTGTCGTAGAGGGACCATTCTCTGCAAAAGAAATCCCAGACTGCGGGTTCCCACCTGAATCGACGATGCTGATTCTGAAAGTTTCCCGTGGTGAAGATGTGTTTGATGCAGAGTTCTGGTTTGATGATCTCGACGAGGCGTATGTCTTGGTGAAGCACTTCCAGACCAACCTGTACCCAATCGTTCTCAACAACAAGGAGCCTTAATATGGCTACTAAAACAGTCGTAGTATTCTCGTGTGCACATGCCGACCCTGCAACAAGCAGCCTGCGGTTCAAAGCACTAGGAAATTTCCTCTATGATCTCAAGCCAGACATGGTGTTTGATTTGGGTGATGGAGCAGACATGAGGTCTCTCAACAGCTATGATGAAAGATACCCTAAAGCACTGGCTACACAGAGCTATGAGAAGGACATTGAGTCCTACAACACAGCCCAAGAACTCCTCCGACATCCGTTCAGACATCACCGGAAGAAGCGACCTTTTTGGGTGGGATTCGAAGGAAACCACGAGAACCGAATTAAAAAGTACCTCGCCCTTAACCCAAGGAATGAGGGAGAAAAGTACGGGGTTTCCTTTAGCCATCTTCAAACAGACCACTACTTCGACGAATACCACGAGTATGAAAACAGTGGACCAGCCATCGCCCTCTACGACAAGGTGGCCTACGCGCACTACTTCACTTCTGGTAATTCTTCTACTGCTACTAGTGGCATCCATCACGCTTATACGATGGTGAATAACCTTGGCTGTTCTGCCACCTGTGGGCACTCTCACAAGCGTGACATGTACTTCAAGGATGGTGGGCTACCTCATGGCAACATTGGCCTCGTGGTGGGCTGCTATAAGGGCGCAGAGGAGCACTGGGCTGGGCAAGCAAACAGACAGTGGTGGCACGGTGTGGTAGTGAAGCGTGAGTTGGAGGATGGCATGTACGAGCCTGAGTTTGTTTCCCTCAACCAGATCATGCGAGAGTATGCTGAATGAACTACGAAGTGACAATCCTTGTTGAAGTCCATCCCGAAGCAGCCTTTGCTGGTACCGACGACGAGATGGAGAATGTCTACAGCTTGATTGAATCAGCAGTGTTTGATATTGACGATCTGACGCTGCACACACTGGATGTAATGGAGGCAGGAAATGGCTAAGTGGAAAGACACAGGACTGGACTACTTTGAACAAGAGAAGCACTACACCCCTTCCGCTATGGTGAGGGAGTTCTCTAAAGTTCTGGATCAAAAACCTGACGTGGCACTGTACCAGAGATTGATCTGTGAGGAGTACGAGGAGTGGTGTAAAGAGTTGCCACACACCGTGAAGGACTTGAAGGAGCTTGCAGACCTTGTGTATGTGATCTACGGCTATGCCCATGCCGCTGGTTACAATCTGGATGAGGCTGTAGAGCGTGTACATGACAACAATCTTGGTCGTTGTGTGCAGCCGGATGGGACCGTCAAGCGAAGGGAGGATGGGAAGATTATAAAGAACCCTGACTACCCTGCAGTCTACTTGGAGGATTTGATCTGATGTCGATCTATCTCTTGACAACTCCCTTCATTGGACTAAAACTACTCGGTTCGAACACATGACAGTGCAAGAGCTTATAGACAAGCTGCAGAAAGTGCAGGACAAGGAGGTTCCAGTTGTATTGGTTGACTGGTCCATCCAGAACCCACTGACAGCCAAGTATGACCTCAGCACAAACCGTATCGTGGTGCAAGCACATCGCGTTGCAATCATAATGAGCTAGATCGTGATCGAACTGGCCTCAAAAAGAAAGTGAAAAAATGAGTAACCACCTGCCTACTGACTATCAGTCCTTCATTCACACATCACGCTATGCTCGTTGGTTGGATAAAGAGAACCGCCGTGAGAACTGGGCTGAGACTGTCTCTCGCTACATGACCAATGTGGTTGCCCCCGCATTGCAAGACTTGAATATCCACGATGATCTGGACTACTCCAAGATTCTGCCAGAGACAGAGGGGGAGATCGAAGAGGCCATTCTGGGTCTTGAGATCATGCCTTCGATGCGGGCTGTGATGACTGCTGGCCCTGCCTTGGAGCGTGACAACACGGCTGGCTACAACTGTTCCTACCTGCCTGTGGACGACCCTAAATCCTTTGACGAGGCTATGTTCATCCTTCTGTGTGGCACTGGTGTTGGCTTCTCTGTTGAGCGTCAATACATCAGCAAGCTGCCAGAGGTTCCTGAGCAAATGTTTACCTCGGAGGATGTGATCGTTGTCCACGACAGCAAAGAGGGTTGGGCTAAGGCTCTGCGTAAGCTGATTGCTATGCTCTATGCAGGGGAAATTCCTAAGTGGGATGTGTCTAAGGTTCGTCCTGCTGGTGCTAAACTCAAGACCTTGGGTGGTCGTGC